GGGTTATCTCTAGGCCATTCCATTATCCATTCTTTAGGAATAATCGAAATACCCTCGCCCGTAGGCCGCTGCATATACTGCGCTGCCCATTTAGACGGAGGTATCGACGCTTTCGTAGCTTCTAATTCGTCTAATGACCAAAATTCAGGCCATAGCGGTTTACCTGATGGCAATATCGCGGGAAACTCAATAACCTCCCATTCGTCGCCACCCTTTTCTTGCGTCATCCGCTTGATTAATTTACCCGTTACGTCCTTTTTAGACCAACGAGTCATTACGATAACGATCGCACCTCCTGGCTGAAGGCGCTGACGAGGGCCAGTTTGATACCAGTCATACGCTTCTTCTAACGCTTTATCCGAAAACGCGTCTTGTTCAGAGTGGGGATCGTCAATAATAAACAAATCCGCACCACGACCCGCAAGTGCACCACCAATACCTGACGCATAATACTGACCTCCCTGCGAAGTATTCCATTTACCCGCGCTTCGTGAATCAGATTTCAATTCAGTAGCTGGAAATATCTCCGCATACTCCTCGCTTTCAATTAAGTCACGAACCCTACGACCAAAGTTGATCGCAAGGTCAGCTGTGTGCGTAGCTTCAATAATTTTTAATTTAGGACGCTTACCTAATAAGTAAGCTGGGAATAAATACGAAGCAAATTCAGACTTCGTATGTCGCGGCGGCATGTTGATTATGAGGCGCTTTGATTCTCCGCTGGCGATTTTATCGAATGCCTCGGCCATCTTTTTGTGGTGCGCACCCGCAATAAACTCTGGCCAAATCGTTTTAACAAAATCGTAAAACGACGCCATAGAACTTTCACGCTTTTCACGCTTTTCTAATTCCTCTAGGAGAAGGGTAAACTCTTTCGCTTCATCTTTCGACAGATGGGAAAGGTCTACTTCCTTTAGTTGTTCAAATGGAGTGCTCAACTGCGTCTAAGCTGGTTTAGCCGTTCCTCAGTTATAGGGCCACCTTCAGCTAACTGAGGACGTGTTGCTAAATCAATTAAATCTTTGTCTGTAAGTACTTGTCCGGCTTGTGGCAATTGTTCGTTCGGGATACCGGACTCATCAAAAATACCTTTATATTCGTCTACTTGTGAACTATCGAATTGTTGTAAATCTTCTAAAAGTTCTCTCGTTCTAGTTTCACTTAATTCTTTAAACAAAGTTCTATCTAGTGCTTTACGTTCGTAAGACGTTGCCTCATCCGCTAATTGATTTTTGATAAAGTCTCTTCGGTCAAAATTATCTGGATTTAAACTGCGTAATAGCTCGGCCATTATCTGCTGTCTATCTTGATCAGCGGTCGTTTGACCAATTAAGCCTTCTTCGACTGCCGTATTAAGTTCTTTAAGTTGTTCCATTAACCCTGAACGGTATAAAAAATCAGCATCTAAATTTTGATCATATTCAGGCGAGCCGCCCATCTCTAACTTTTTTGCGGTAACAGCCCCACCTTCAGCAAATCGTTTTTGGAAATCTAACCTTATTTGCGGATCACCACGGTTCGTCGAAGCACCTAAACGTAATGAGGAATCTTCGTCTCCGAATATCTTAGACATCGAATACTCGTCGCCTTCTTTTTGAATATCTACAGGCAAATCTAAACGATCCATTAATTCACTAAACAGAACGTCTTCTCTATTCCTTTCTCCAAAATCTTCAGGCAACCCAAGACTTGATAACAAATCTCTTTTTGTGGATCCCCTTAATCTTTCAAGTTCTTGTAGAGGATCTAACCCAGCTCTCCTTTGTAGCTCATCGTCAGTGATCCCTCCGTTAGAAAACTTTTTTGCGGTAACAGCACCCCCGTTAG